CCGCAAGTGTCCAACTGTGTAGTCCAGCTAGGCTCTAGCTCTCCAATCTGGTACTGGTCTAACCTGCTTGTGTTGCCCATAGCAAGGTAGTCATTACCCATGCTTGCGTTAACATCTGCCATACCCATCTGCTCTTGAGTCCTTGCAGAAGCGAACTCTTGTTGAATTGTCTGGTAATCTCCAGGCCATCTTTGCTCTTTCATAAACTCTCCTAATATTTGTAGGTGTCAGAACCATGCTGACTGTCATAAGGCCGACTGTAACTCTTCTCTATGTGATGCTTTTGATGCGCCATAGATTTGTCGTGCCGGGATTTCTCTTCATCTCTTGGCGACTTAGGCTGTCTGTAATGCTGCAAGTCACTACCTGCAATTCGCATGTCGTTTTGTCCGCAACCCATCTGCCCTATTCCGTCTTGCATTTACTTGCCTGTCACTGCAGGTTGAGGGACCACTGTGTCGGCCTGCTTCAGTCTCTGTTCTTCCTCGATCCCTCTAATCATCTCAAGTGTCTTTGCAGCATTGTTGATGTCGATCTCGTCCATCTCTTTGATTGCGCGGACCTCATTCAATGTGGCACGACTTCTCTCTTCTTGTGCTGCTGCAAGTCGCTCTTCTGACAACGCGGCATCGTACTTAATTCTGCTAAGCCGCTCTTCGCCAAGCGAGATATCCGTAAACGCTTTGGCTTGTAGCAACTGATTGACTTGAGCTTTGTCTTCCTGTTCCTGTTTCTGTGCTGCCTGTGCTGCTTCTGCTCTCTGTGCAATAAGCTCTTTGCCTCTCTTGCTGATAGGATACGGTGACATCTCCCACAACATCTCGTCTGGCACGTCCACACCACCCATCTTCATCGACCAAGCTTGCATAAAGGCCGACTGTTTCTGGTAATCTGTCATCGGAAGCTCAGTAAAGTCGATGTCGTATTCCAAGAAGCTGTTGTTATGAAACTCAGGCGTTGGATCCTGCTTGATCAACCTCTGCACTTTCTCAGGCGTAAACTTCTGGATCATCTTCAAGACTTTCTTGCTTAACAAGTAGTCCGCTTCCCTAAAGTTGTCCATGATAGGACCAAGCTGCATAATGGCCATGCTAGTCTTCATCTTAAACAACATCGCACTCATTCTGTCTGTCTGGTCATTGCCAAGTGCGCCTAAGTCGACAAAGTCCTTAATGTCTGCATCAAAAGACTCCTGCAACTTAAACAAACTCTCAGGTAAAGATGGCGGATCAATTCTCTCTGCGTCGCCAATCTCAAAGCCTGGATTGAAGAATATTACCTTTCCTTGTCCGGTCTGGAACAATGACTTAGGATTTGATACTGCCCCGGACTTAGCCTTCCACCCGCTACCAATTTGGGAATCCATGATATCGAGGAGCTTGGACTTTCGCATGTTGTATTCTTCATTACTATCGCGCAACAATCTTTGAAGTCCCTGGATTTTCCACTGAAAGAGGTCATAGGATGGATCGAATACGCAATAGTACGGCACGAAGGGGTACTCGCCGATGCCCCAAGGATCTTCTCCGCTATAGAGTAAACGGTTTTCGACAACAATATTGTACTCAACGGTTTTGTAATACCCTTCAATGACGGCAAGATTCGGAAACATCTGTCTGTAAATATCCAAGCGCTTTTTGTCGCCTTTCCATGGAGTTTGATCTCCTGTATTCCTGTCGACAAGAATCCAGCCTTTTTTGTATCGCTGCTTCCAATATTCATTATATGCTAAAAGCTCCTGGAGACCCCACTGCCGAGCGTAAGGTTCGTATGTAAATTTTTCATCTCTGTTTCCGTAACCCATGGCATCGACTTCACGCTCACTTCCAGGAACAAGAGACTTAACAACATCCTTGCTCAAGTACTTCCTACGAGCCACAAAAGTACAGTCTTCCAAGTCCATGCGTGTGCTGAATGGATCCCAGATTACGTCGTTCCAATTGTCTAAGTGAAATTCAATGCGACCGTTCACATAGTCGCTACGATAGTCTATCCATGGTGAAATCCAGCTCACACCAGACACAAGACTGTTGTGTTTAGCTTTATTCATCGCACGGTAGCCTTTAGGGGCCATTTGCGTGTGCAATAAGTCTGTAAGTTGATCTGCAGTTTCAGGATTGCTGTTCTCGCGAGACACAACAACACTTTGCATCTGATTGGCTGACAAGTACCCTGAGACCATGTTTATAGTCTTTCTGGACTTGTTGAATGTGAAACTATTGCGTCGTTCCTCATTCAAGTACTTCATTTGCTCAAGCGACCATTGATTTCCAAGGTAAAATCCGACGTCGCGATAAGCTTCGGCATAATAAGTATTAAGCAACATGTATGCGCGATTATAGTCTTGCGTAAAGTCAGATACTATGTCGTAATCCGTTGGCATCCAGTCACTAAAGTAAATACTTGATAATATTGACCTTAGTTAATCTTTTTTTGAATTAGCGTGCAAGAGCTATCGTTATCGTAAAGAGTTTTTGACAAGAAATAAAATTGGGAATATGTTGAACAGATTAAAAAACAAAGCCCACCACCCCTTGCGGAGTGATGAGCTACTTGTCTAAAATCCAGTGACCAACTAGATCTTAACCTTATGCTTCTCATAATAACGGTCACCTGGATTTTAGGCAACAAAAACCTAAAAAAAAGGAGAACCTATGTCTAATCCTACACAACCTTATCAAGAGCCAATTCCAAAACAAAGATTTACTGGATACTGGATACCGGTCGAACTCACTAAACTCGGCTTAACCAAAACTGAACAATTCCTACTTTCCATGATCGACTCTTTGGAAGCTGATGAACCAGATTATTGTTTCGCTAAAAACTCTTATCTTGCCGAAAAGATGGAACTTTCTGAATCCATGGTTTCGCGGTATATAACCCGGCTTAAAAGATTGGGATTAATCGAAGAAGTTGGGACGGACGGAAGGAATAGACGTTTAAGAACTGTCAAAGAAAACTGGTTTAAACGAATAGAAAATTCAAATAAAGAATTATGCGCATCCATGCGTACCCAAGGTGCGCAACCTTGCGCAAGCAAGGTACGCAAACATGCGATCCCCTCATCTATATATATAGAACAAGATAAAGAAGTTGTCTGTGTGGACCCGCCGCCTATTGCGGCTTCGCCACCTGTCTGTCCAGAGTCGGGGCCTGTTGCCCCTCCTTCTGGGATCAAAAAAATCTTTATTAAGGCAATAGAAGGCGAAGACATAGCCTTGAGCAAGGAGGAATTGATAGCCCAGTGCTTGTCGTGGCGAAAGGATTGGTCCCTACCGGAAATCGAAGAGCTTTACGAAATTCTTGCCAAATATGACGCTCCTGTGCGAAACTTCCTAAGATTCTGTGAATCAACAATCGAAAACATCAGGTGTCGTAATAAAATTAAAAACTTAAAACTTAAAGGTAAGAAATGCAAGACGATACATTCAAACCCTACAAAAAGTTCGAAGACGCCGTTAGAGAATGGCAGCGTAAAAACTTCGGAGAGCGTTACGCCAGGCCCGAAGTTTCCCTTAGCAGATTGGAAGTCGATGGTACCACTTCCGAAAAAATTGCCCGGTTTATAAAAAATCCTCAGAAAATGTTAATTTGGCTCGGAGGAAAAGGCACGAGTAAGACATTTTTTTTAGCTGCTTTAGGAGAATGGATACTTAGAACTTTTAATCACAATAGAGTGTATAAAGAAGAAAATCTTCAAAAAAAGCTAAGAGCATTCATTAGCGAAGGATACGGAGATTATATAGCAGAACTTCAATATCTTATAGATGATGATATTGTGATTTTAGATGACGTTGGCGCTGCCTTTAGAGACGCACAGAGCATAACTAAAGACCATTCATTTGCAGATAGAGTATTATTGGAATTTGTTGATTATAGATATAATACTATGAAACCAACAATAATAACTAGCAACTTTAAAAAAGAAGAATTATTAGAAATTTATGGAGAAAGAGTTTGTAGTAGAATGTTCGCTTCGGAAAACATCATTATTGAGACTTTCAATGAAACAGACAAACGAACTCTAGGAATGTAACATGGATTGGACACAAACTATCACAATCATCAGTGTACAAGTGACTTTATTTGGTTTATTTGCTACAGTGTTTTACTGGATGATAAGCCGACTCGACTCAGACGTTAAAGCTGTTGGCGCAGATGTTAAATCTATCACAAGCAGACTTGATGCTCATGCCACCCGCATCGATCAACTTTACAAAATGTTCGTGGACTTACTTAAGGAAAAGAAGTGATGACTGACAAACTGTTTCCTGTTTTAGCTGCCTTTTTTGCATTTATAACCCTCTTAGCTTTAGTTTGCGTTATATGCCTAAAGACAATCTCTCCCGGCTATGTCGGCGTAGTAGTCGACCTTCTCGGAGACAACAAAGGCGTCGAAGCTAAAGAACTGCATGTAGGGATGCACTGGATAAATCCCTGGAAACGTATCTACCAATTCCCTATCTTCGAACAAAACGATACCTGGGAAGACAATGAAGGATTCAGTTTCCAAACTAGCGAAGGCATGGCTGTTTCTGGTGACGTTGGCATCACTTACCATCTTAGGCCTGACGCTATTCCTGCTATCTTTCAACGTTATCGAAGGGGTATGGATGAGATCACTAACACTTTTATTCGCAACTACATTCGCGACGCGATTAACAAGTCTGCTAGTAGGACTAAAATCGAAGACCTTTACTCTGGAAAAACATCCTTCTTCGAAGAAGTAGAATCCCATGTCCGAGAAGACTTAGCCCCTATAGGCATCGAGTTAAGTCGCATCTACCTCATCGGCAGGTTCCACTTTCCTGTGAACGTCATCACTGCTTTGAATGCCAAGATAGAGGCCAACCAAAGAGCTCAACAACGAGAGAACGAGTTAAGAGAAGCCGAAGCTGAAGCCAAGAAACAGATCGCCAAAGCTGAAGGTCAAGCCCGATGCGTCGTCTTGCAAGCTCAGTCCGAAGCTGAAGCAAACAACCTTCTGTCAAAGTCGATCACGCCAGAGCTGATTCAATGGCAAGCTGTCCAAAAGTGGGACGGAAATCTTCCGCACGTAACCGGGGGTGCTGTCCCCTTCATTCCAATCAAGTAGGTACTATGGGCTGCGATATTCACCTGCACTTCGAAAGAAAAGAAAAAGACGGATGGAAAGAAATCCCGATCGAAGACTACTTAATTCCTAACGATCGAAACTACGAATTGTTTGGTTTTTTAGCATCAGTAAAAGGAAGTCATGATGGACTTTTTGACGATCGAGGTATACCTGATGATTGTAGTGACACCTTCCTTCGAGACAATACCGACATGTTTTCACACACTTATGCCTATCTCGATGAAATTCTCAATGCTCCTTGGAAAAGACATAACCTTCAGGACACATATTTCCACATCTTTTGCCGAGATGTTTTACCACGAATATGCACTCAAGATTCTACAGGACTGACAGGCCTTGAATGTAGAGATGTCCGAGTAATAATGGCCTTCAGTAATTAAAACTTTTCAGAAATTCAGAGTTCAGTTAAGTTGTCCGCATTATAACTTGAGGAAAAATCGATGAAGCCCTCTAAATTACCAAAAAAAGAAGATATCAATGCTACATTAATTTCAGACCTTTTTGAAATGATTCGGGATTTAAGAATTAAAATTGGAAACATTGAAGCTAAACTTAATCCCCCACCAGAATATGACCCTAGAGAAACCCCAGGCATGGCTGGTAAATTTCACGTTGTAGATCCTTATCGATACTCTAACCCTTGGGACCCCATAACCCCATCATCTTCTGATAATCACTATCATCAACACCACGATCAGGACGAAAGCTCGACTCCGTTGTCGCAAGATAACGAAACGCGTCAGAACCGTGGCTCGTACTGTCATGTACCGGGCGATCACTATAAACCCGGAACTTCTCATTGTAAGACTTGCGGTAGTTCTCCAAACACTTCAGGCCGTGTTCGCATCGCTTTTCATCAAACCAGCACCTTGAGAGAATCATACGCACAGCTTCTATCCCAGACTCTAAGCTCAATTTTGGCGCAACACGGAAGTTCAAACCTAACCGACGAGCTGTTTCAAGTCTTGTCGTGCCTGTTGTCAACTCCCGAGCTTGAATGTCATGTGGAGCAACAGCAAGGTCGTATACACATCCAGTTTCTCTGCGATAATCATCTAAAATTCGGACATAGTGAGATAACCCTTCACCAGAATTTTCATAATAGTTAATCAGATGAATTTCTTTGCCTATGAATTGAGCAAACCAAATCGCAGTAGAGTCACCAATTCCAAGATCCCAGTATGTCCTGACAGGCACAGAAGGATCGTAAGCCACATGACAAATCTGGCCTTTCTTTCGCACTTCATCCATGTGACGGCCATAGTAGGAACCCTCCTGTCCTCGATCAAAGTTACAGTAAAACTCTTGCTGAATCAAGTCCTCTGGCATCCCCTTTCTACGCTCTGCCTCAATCTGCTCTTCAGAAAGCACTCCTGTAGTCTTAACCGTCAACAGCTCATAGAACCACTCATCAGGATTCTTCCGCGCAATCTCAGCCAAGTCCCACCCGTGATTGCCTTTACCCCTTGGCGTGTACACGAACGCTGCCCAGCCGCCGTTAGCTGCAAGAATAGGTTTGATGTACTCATACGACATCGGGTCCATCAAAGGCCACTCACTGAAGACTACACCTCGAGGATTGGTGCCCATTACGTTGTCATAAGAGTCCCCTCCTATGAGCTGAATAAGCGATTCTCCATGTGCTCCTTTAATCCATATTTTCATCTCTGTGTTGTTGGGATTACCTACAATAATTTCCTTGGGAATATAGTCCAACATACGCTTCCCGTCATTGGTCATACCATCCCAAATAACCTTCTTAGCTTGAGCAAACGTCGGGAGAAAGTAAAAGTATTGCCCCGGTTCAAGATACGCCCGCTTTATCATGTAATTCCACATGGTCGTATCCTTCCCACCCCGCCGATGGACTATCCACACAGCGTTTCGGACACCGTCATCTAAAGCTTTTAAAATATTTTCTTGATAGTGTCTAGGTTCGTATCCGTAGGGAATAGTGATCGCAGGCATTAATTCACATGATAATAATTAAGAAACTTCGCTTTCGTTTTCCTCATCCAGATCGAGGAGCCTTTTACGAAGCTTTTCAGACATCTTGATAACTTGCTCTTCAGAAAGAGACTTAACTTCACAAACGTTGATTAGTTCTCGCATGACCTCAACATTCTCTCTAAAAAATATAGTGATCATCGCAATACACTTAAGACGAATAGCAGGCTCAGAATATCCAGGTAAATGATCAACCAGTTTATTCAAAAAAACAATCTCGGTAGAAAGATCGTGAAAAGCCTTACAGAAAAACAAAAGATCCTCAGGAGACGCGAAACAATTAGCCATCTTTTCCATGACTTCAGTTGTCATCATAGCGTATTTCATGCTTCCTCCAAGTTAAAACAGGGGCTCACTGTGATCATCAGCGGCCCCAAATCAAATCCATCGTACGTCCATTGGCTTTTACCCAATAGAAAGATCTGACCACTATAGGACTATTTCTTTTTTGCAGCTTTCTTCGCAACAATCTTTTTAGCTTTAGCCACAACTTTATCTTGTTTCTTGTCTGCTTTTTTTAAAGACTTAACATCTTTGGTTACTTTTTCAGACTCTCGCTTGATCTTGTTGATTTTTTTATCCACGTTATTCCTCTTTTTCTTCTTTCTTTAGCAACTCTTATGTTTCTGTCTTCACATCGACAGGCCCAATCTTCATGATCTTCAGGAAGGCATTTACCGCACTTATGAAAGTCATCCATTAGCAGCCTCCATACGATTACACAAATTCTTGTAGGTAACTCTCAACATCGCAAGCTTACCGGCATGATTCTCAGCTATACGAGATAAAAGATAAACAGTTCTAAGTAATCGTACGTTGCGCTCGTCATCCTCCCCAACAGCATCCTTGACCCAGTCAGTCTCAGCCTCCACATCATATAGCTCACACAAAGGCATGATATCTCGAATGAATGACTGCATCTGCTCACAATCCCAGTACGCAAGAAACTCGTTGATCTCATCTTCTAATGATCGCACCTTCTTCACGTTATTCGACGACACCCATGATATTCTTCTCGTTTATCAACAAAAGGCCGTCATCTTCCAAGCTAACCTTCGAACCACTGTATGGTACTAGCAATAAAACATCTCCAACCTTGATGTCAACTTCAACTTTACTGCCAACATTAATGACAGTCACATGAAACGGAACATCATGTTGCGAAGGAAGAATAAGCGAACCTTTCTTCTGTTCAGTCGGCATCGTCTTTACTAATACGTTATTCCCTATCGCACGTAGCATGTTATCCCTTTATATCTGTGAATGAAAAAAGCATTTTAGTGAGATCCATCTCAAAATCAGGATCATTAAACATGAGAAAAGACTTAGGCTGAATGACAAAAGCATCGTGTGGCTTTCTTTTCGGAGGAATTGCCTTTAAAGAGATCCACATTTTAAAAGCAGTATTGTTAGTGATCTTTGTCATTCCCTTATAGTTCTCTACAAGAAAACAAGGTTTCTCATTATCCATTAAACTTTTCCTTTAAACGGTTCTGCACATCTTCTCCAAGCAACCACTTTACAATCCTGGTAATTATGCGCATCCATGATTATTTCCCAAGTGGAATTTGGCGTCTCGAATACAGCCATATTTAAAAATCTCGCTCCCAGTGGCTCTTGCAACGTCACCTCGTACACATCAAAAGTATGAGGTAAAAGCTTTCTACACACATTCCAAGGTCTTTCTTCCATAATCAATTCCTTCTAGAGGCTAAAAAGATAAAAAAATCCAAAAACTTTAAGATCACCCAGCCAACAATGGCCATGAAAATTATCTTTACCCACCCAAACATTGCTCTTTAGCCTCTCTCCTCTTCTGTCTCTGTACTCTTTGCACCTCACGATTCATCAAGCCATTACATTTACAGCAATATTTCTGATTCTGCGTCTTTTTAAGCGTGTCGTCACCACAAACGCTGCACTTAAATATCTCAACGTTCCTTTTAAACCCAACTTTCACAGGTTTAAGCAACTTCTTTCTACCCATTGCGGAAATCCTAGGTTAATTAGGCCCACAATGCTAAAAAAATGTTTATTAGACAAGAAATTATTTTAAAGAGTGGGTATTTCTACCAATTTGCTACCAGTTACTACCGAAATGGTAATTGCGGATTTAGGCTTGAGGATATGGCGAAAAACATTTAAGCTGTCACGCTGCATCTTAAAATAAATTGCCTCACGCCATAAAAAAAAGTAATCAGGATCTTCGTAAAAAAGTTTCTCGTTATGCTGCACCCAATCAGAAGCTTCCTCTAAAGAATCGAAAGTTAAAGAAAACGTCGGAATACCTCTCTTACGTAAACGAACTCGATAAGTCACGTTACCAGAAGGATGTTTTCGTTCAGTGATCGTCGCCATTATTTTCTCTTTTTAGGAGGTTTTTCTGGACGCTTAACACAAAACTCGCAAGTGGGATCTGAACAGCATCGCTCTAGCCATTCTTCACAGGTAGCGCAGTAGTAACAATCAAATGTTTCATTGTACGAAACTTTAGACTGACACACGGAACATGAATTAAGTTTCTTTGCCATAAAATTTGTCTTGACCCGTTTTCAAAAAAGCCTATAATCATAATCATATTTTAAATCAATTCGGGGCGTTTCTCGATAACGCCTCGACATATCCCCTCCGGGGGATTTAAAACAACTAGTTCTACTACTAAAAAAAAGCAATCTTCCCTAGCAGGGAAACGTCAGTCTTTGATGCGTGGTGAGCGTAGAGCGAATCCATGCGAAAGGACTGACAAAGGGTAGAAGCTGTCGCGGAACTGCATAGCTCTGGAAGGGTTGGGTTCGTTAGGTACTGTTTATAAGTGTTTGATACTTAACAACTTATGATTTTTAACTCAATCCTCTCTAGCTAACTTTTTGTTATACTGGATACTCAAGTAGTAAGCCTCCCCTTTCAAAAATTGCCGCCTTTCTCTCTCAAGCTTAATTTTCTGCTTTTCCTTTAAGTACTCAGCCTTGAGCTCAGGGTTCTTTTCAAGTCTCTCCTCAAGTATCTTTAGTGCTTTTGTCGCCATCACTTCCTTTAATTTGGTCCTCTAGGTCCTTAAATCTACACCGGTAGGGCTCGAACCTACGACCGCCTCATTAACAGTGAGGTGCTGACTACCAACTGAGCTACGGTGTAATAAACTTGTTCTCTCTCCGCACATCGGACAAAACTTCACATGGATATATCCAAAGCACTTACCTGTCTCTGTGTCGACAATCGCCATATGCCCAGTGTCGAAAACCATCAAAGTAATATCGTCTTCTTGTCGTGCGCATCTACACATCAGCATTCTCCTTCAGTGCCCGTAAAAGGTTCACTCAGCCAAAGTTTTGCGTCCCAAAATCGATTCCATGCGATAGTCTCTGATCATCTCGTTCATTTGTTCCGAGTCCATAACAGTCTCTAAGCAGTTGTTGCACTCAAAACACTCATTACAAAGAATAACAATTCTATTATTAATTAACACGTGAAATTCTCTATAACATACACTAAACTTATTGTTATTACATTTAAGGCATTGCATCTAGTCTATCCTTTAACTCCTTGATCTCCAAGCACATAGTATACATAGCAGTAGCGAAATTAAAATTGTCAGTAAAAACATTCGGATCCCTCTCTCTTGCTTCCATAAGTTGTCTCTCGTGTTGTGCAGCATGCATTTCAAAGTGCGCAGTAATCTCTTCTAAAGAATGAATAAACATGTAACTCCTTATAACTTATGAACTAACAAAGTAATTATTAACCAAACAGAAACCATAACTAAACTAAATAGTACTACAGTTTCGAAAAACAACCAGAATTTAAGCATGATACGCGACTCCAAGCAAACCCTTCCTGCCTTTGAAGTTGCCCACCTGGTACCATTCGTTAGAACAGCACCCAGTT